ATGACGCAAATCACCCAATCCGAGGACCTGGAGCCGCTGCCGCCGGATCATCGGCTCGTGCAACTGCTCCGGAACCCCAACGAGCCGGACACGGCCAGTGACTTCTGGAAAGAGCTGGTGATCTTCCTCTACCTGACCGGCAACTCCTACATCTGGCTGCCGAAGGATAAGCTTGGTCTCCCGGCTGAAGCCTGGGTGATGCCGAGCCATTGGGTCTGGCCCCGGTGCGAGAATTCCGATGGCATTATCACCAGCTATGACATTCGGCCCGTGTACGTGACGGCTCGATTTCAGAACCTGCCGGCAGACGAGATTGTGCATCTCAAATTCAAATCGCCGATCTCCAAACTCGACGGCTGGGCCCATACAACCGCGGGCAGCCGTTGGATCGACCAGGATGAGGCGATCAGTCAGAGCCGCTATCATGCGTTCAAAAACGTCGCTCAGCTGGGGCCGATGCTGCTCCTGGACCCGACAACGGTGCAGCCCAATCAGGACGACCTGGAACGCATTGAGCAGCGGTTCATGAGCCGCTTCAGCGGCCCCACGAAGGCAGGCCGGCCCGTCATCCTTGGCGGGGTCAAGGACGTCAAGCCCTACATGACGACCCCTCGGGAGATGGATTTCGCCGCCAGCACCGACCAAATGCGGGACATGATCCTCGGCCTGTTCGGCGTCCCGCGCCAGGCGGCGATGTCGTCTGACGGCATGACCTACGGGAGCAATATCGCGGTCCTGAACTGGTTCTGCAGCTACACCATCAATCCCCTGACCAAGATGTTGGGGGATTGCTACACGGACAAAATTGCTCCTCGATATGACGAGCAGCGCCGCATCCGCGTCTACTGGGACGACTGCACGCAAGAGGACCCGGTGCAGAAACTGGCCGAGCATGTGGCCTACCTGGAAAAGGGCGTCCTGACCATCAACGAGGTCCGGCAGGAGATCGGCTACGCGCCCTACGAGTACGGGGGCGATAACCCCATGCTGCCGATCGGCATCCAGGAGTATCCGCTCAACGAGGAAGAGCAGTTCCCCGAGCTGTCGGCGGTCCAGGCTGCAGCGGACGAGGCGGAGCGGGCGGATGCCGAGGCGGAGGCGATGCGGAACGGGCAGCAGCCTGGCGACGAGGAGGGCAAGCCGCCGGGGCGGTTGTCGTCGGCGTTGAGCAATGGGCAGGCGAAGCGGCGCGAGGATTGGTGATGTGCGTTTGCACTCCTCATCTGAAGACGCCATGGTGCGGAAGACCCGGATGTCGCGCTCCGGTGCCGGAGATTGACTACAGGATGCTCTATCGTCCGTGTGTTGCATGCGAGAATAACGGGGAGATCGCTCCTGGGCATCAATGCCTTTCATGTTCAGGGATAGGATTTATCCCGATTGATGTGACGACGGATCGCTTTGACTGCCTAGTGAGCCTGGAGAGAGCAATTCGGAGGCTGGCAGCAGGCTGAGCCAGGGTGCCACATGACTGGTGAATTGGATGAGGCGAAAGGCCCGAAGAACCCCTACATCGAAATGACGCTAGCCCTGGGAGCCATCTGCCAGGGCATCCGGGACTGGCGGCCCGCGCATGGGACCAAAGAGGAGCTGCTCCTGACGATCTACCAGTTGTCTAGGAATGCCCTGACGGTCGCGGAAGAGGATGAGATGCAACGGAAGCTGGCGGTGCCAGATGCGCTGACGAATCCTATTAGAGCGCGAATTGTTGAATGAAACTCATCCTCCGCACCATTGACCCTCGGCATGGCCGTGACATTCCCACGGGCCGCAAGATCGCCCGCGCCCTGCGGGTCATCTTCCGCCGGCAGCAGCGCGAGGTGCTGGCGAAGCTGCGGCAGAATCCCGAGCGGGTGCCGTCGCTCAACCACTGGACGCAGCCGATGGCGACGGCAATGGAACCGCTACTGCACGGGTACTACGCGGAGGGCATCAGGGGCGCAATGAGGCGGATTAGGAGGCAGATACGGGAGAGGAAGGACCTTTTCCCCACGCATGTGGGGGTGAACCGACGTCCAGGATACGGCTTGGGTCGCCTTCGTCCTTTTCCCCACGCACGTGGGGGTGAATTGAAAGACGAAGGTGCCCCCGAAGACCGCCTCTTAGACGTCTTCGACCCCGCGTTCGATGTCTTCAATCCGCGCGTGTTGGAGGCGATCCGCCAGGCCGTGTTCCAGTTCTGCGATGCGACCAACCAGACCGCCACGCGCGAGCTGGGGCAGGCGATTCAGGACTTGCGGCGCGAGCTATCGACGGGCCTGGAGCGAGGTGAGGCACTCTTCCAGCTGACGGCCCGGGTGCAGGAGATATTCGACGATCCCATGCGGGCGTTCCGAATCGCCACTACGGAGGCCAGTCGGGCGGTCCATGCGGGGCAGCTGATTGCGGCCCAGGAGAGCGGAGTCGTGACGGGAAAGCGCTGGTTGGCTTCAGCGGACGCATGCCCCATGTGTTTGCCGCTCGATGGGGTGGAAGTGCCGTTGGACCAGCCGTTCGTCATCGCCGGCGTGGGGCCGTATGCGGTGATCATGCACCCGCCGCGGCACCCGCACTGCATGTGTACGTGGACGGAAGTGCTGGCGTGACCAGCAGGAGCGTAGCCCATGCCGAAGTCCAATGAGATCGCCCGCAGCAAGCTGACAAGGAAGCAGATTCTGGCGCTGCCGGCAGGGCGGAAGATGGATCGGCTGATTGCCGACTTCATGGGCGACTGGACCGATGGCGACTGGTGGTACAGCAAGGACGGGTCCAAGGAATGCCATAACGATAACGGACCAAAGAGGTATTCTACTGAGATCTCCAAAGTCTGGGAAGTGGTGGAGTGGCTGACGGATCGGTATGGCTGGGTCGAGGTAACGCAGCAGCGCGGGGGCGCCTGCGAATGCTGTCTCGGCACCCTGGACGGTGACACCTACGCTGCCACGGCCCCCGGTGGCACGGCGCCCCTGGCGATCTGCAGGACTGCCCTTCTGACCATAATCGGAGCCTGACCATGACTCGCACCAACGCCATCATCCGCAGCATCAGCAAACGCAATGAGCGCATCACGGCTTGGTTTGTCGAGAAAGACGGCATCACCTCATGGCCACCCCAAACAGGTTATGCCTGGAAGCTCGCCGGCGCCGAGAAGCTTATGCTGGCGGACCCCACCGGTTCCATGGTCGCAACCGATGACAAGCTGATGTCAGCCACGTTCATCATCAGCACCACCGCGCAGGATCGCGATGGCGACATCATGATCTCCAAGGGATGCTCGCTGGACAACTACAAGCGCAACCCCGTGGTTTTTTACAATCACCAGCAGAATCCCATCCCGATCGGCAAGGCCGTGGGACCCGATGGCAAGCTCGCCGTCTCGCTCCAGCCGGATCGCATCGTCGCTACCTGCTACTTCGATCAGCAGGACCCGGACGCCGCGTACATCTACGGCAAGGTGAAGCGCGGGTTTCTCTCGGCGACCTCGATCGGTTTCATTCCCCTGGAGGGGGAGCAGATCGCCTCAAAGGCAAAACCCGGCAGCGTGTTCCAGCGCGAAGGCTGGCTGTTCAAGCGCTGGGAGCTGCTGGAGTTCAGCGTCGTGGGGGTGCCGGCCAACCCCGAGGCCCTGATGCTGGACGACCTCGACACGGCTCGGATCAGCACGAAGCTGCGGAAGGCGCTGCAGCCGTACTCTGCGCTTACCCCGAAAGCTCACCTGCTGCCCGTCACGGAGAAAATGAAGCGGGATAGCGAGCTGATAACGGGGATCGTTGGCACCAGCGAGCCTGGTTCTGGCCGGCAATCCCTTACAGGTGCGACAACGATGGAGTTCAACCACGACGGTACCGTGACGGTGCATCCCACGACAGCCGCCGAGGAGGCCCCCGTGGCCGAAGAGAAGCAATACGACGAAGAGCCGGACGACGCCGGTGCCGACTCCGAAGAGAAGCAGATGCCCCTCGGGGCCCAGTGCCTGATGGAACTCGCGGCCCACATCCAGGCGAAGCTGCCCCAGCTGGAGCCGGGGATCGCGGTCCGGCGCTTGTATGAGAAGATCCTGCCGATGCTTGCAGCCGCGGCGGCTCGCGACTATCCTGACCTTGATCTTGGGATCGAGATGGCGGAGGATGAAGAGGAGGAAGAGCCGAAGAAGGAAGAGAAGAAATCGCACGTAACCCGGGCGATTGTCGATGCAAGGACCGGAGCTGTTGTGGACTGGTCCCCAGTCCTGAAGGAGATGTCGGCACTGCGGCGAGAGCTACGAATTGCGACGGGCAGAGTTGACTAACGATGCAACCGAACGGTAGACTACCACCTGATGGAGATCGCGCCGAGAAGGCCCACCGTGCTCAGCGTGCGATGGAAGAGCTGCTGCGGCGCGTCCTTCAGCCGGGCTTCACCGGCATCGGAGCGGTCGAGCTGGAAGTGCATCGTGGAGGAATCAACACGGTGCGATTGCAGACAAAGGAACTAGTATAACACACAAATAGCGCTCTGGGTACGGCACCCAGCGCATCCCATCAGCGGCCCATTTGCTGCTCCTCACCTGAGCCTAGCGAGCAAACCCCGCGGAAGATCACCTGATCTTCCACGGGGTTTTTGCTTTGCCGGCGAGAGGTTCAGCATATGGCGACCGCTACGGTCCCCGAGAAAGCCCCCGAACAAGTCGAAACGCCCGATCCCACGCAGGAAATCGTCAAAGAACTGCAGGCGCTGCGAGTCGAGCTGAAGGAAGCTCAGCGGCCCGTCAAGGACACCAAGGCCGTGATGGCCGGCGCCGAGAAGGTGGCCGCCACGGCGATCGACATGGACGAGGCGAAGCGTTTCGGCTGGAAATCCATGGGGGAGCAGCTGCTGGCGATCCGAAATTACGCCGTTAGTCGCGCCATGGATAAGCGGCTGAACCCAAGCGCCGAGTGGATGCAAAAGGCCGCGACCGGCCTCGGGGAAGCAATTGACTCCGATGGCGGGTTCCTGCTGGCGCCGCAGTTCGCCGAGGGCATCCGGGAGATCATGCACGCCGAGGAGAATCTCCTCGACCGCACGGACTCCATGCCGACATCGTCCAACAACATGACCCTCAGGGCCATTGACGAAACCTCCCGGGCCACGGGTTCCCGCCGTGGTGGCGTCAGGGGCTACTGGGCCGATGAAGGCGATCCCCTGGTCGCCTCAAAGCCCAAGTTCCGCAAGATCAGGCTGGAGGTCCATAAACTCACGGTCCTGGTTTACGCGACCGAGGAATTGCTGGAGGACGCCGGCCCGGGGCTGGAGAGCTACGTCCAGAAGGCGGCCGCTGAGGAAATCAACTTCTTGACCGGCGATGCCATCCTGAACGGCGAGGGCGCAGGAAAACCGCAGGGTATCCTGAGTTCGCTCGCCCTCGTCACGGTTGCCAAGGAGGCGGGCCAGCCGGCACTCACGATCGTGCCGGAGAACATCGCCGAGATGTGGAAGCGGCTTCACGCATCGGCTCGCTCGAATGCAATCTGGCTGATCAACCAGGACACCGAACGCCAGCTCGATCTGATGAACGTTGCGCTCGGTACGGCTGGCCAGCTGCTCTACATGCCCCCGGGGGGGTTGACGGCTGCTCGGTATGCGACCCTGCGGGGCCGGCCCGTCATCGAAACAGAGTTCAACCCCACACTCGGCACCGTGGGGGATATCGTGCTGTGCGACATGAAGCAGTACCTGACGGTCGTCAAGAGTGGTGGCATCAGGTCCGCAATGTCGATGCATGTCGAGTTTCTCACAGACCAGATGGTTTATCGCTTCACCTACCGGGTAGACGGACAAACGTGGTGGAACTCTGTTCTGACGCCCTTCAAGGGCGCTGCCACACAGTCGCCTTTCGTCGCTCTTGCAACTCGCGCGTAATCCTGGGCTAGGCAGTTCCTAGCGTCCTTGCTTAGCTTGAAGGAGTTCTAATATGCGTTTCTGTGAAAACAACAACATCAGCTCTGCCGTTGTGCCGGTCGATTTGGGTGGGGGTGCGAATGACGGCGACTGGGTGTCGCTGGAGAACTACCATCATGTCTCGGTGGTGTTATTCAAAGCCATCGGGACCGCGGGCGATGACCCCACGTTGACGATGGAGCAGGCGACGACCAACACCGGCACCGGAGCGAAGGCCCTGACGTTTCGCAACATCTACGTCAAACAAGGCTTGTTGCTGACGGCCGTCGGCATCTTCACCCGGGTCGATCAGGCGGCGGCAGCGACCTACACCGATGCCACCTCGGCCGAACTGCAGGCCATCTGGGTCGTGGAATTTGACTCCGACGAGTTGGACGTGGACGGCGGATTCAAGTTTATCCGCGCCCGCGTGGCCGATGTCGGCGGTGTCCAGCTGGGCTGCATTCTCTACATCCTGAGCGAGGCGCGATTCGCCCAGGCGGTGGTGCCGTCCGCCCTGTGATCTTGTTTGGGGCCCTGGCCTTTGGCCCCTGGGTGAGTCCCTAACAAGAGGTAACGACGATGGGTACAAAATCTTATTTTGCCCCGGGGATCGGCAACAGCGGCTCGGTGCTGAATTACACCGATCCCGTGCTGTCCCCCGCCAGGGGAACGAGTCTCTGGCAGAGCTGCCCGCTGCTGGAGATGATGGCCGACCCCACGGTGGGTCATGTCTTTTTCGACGATTTCCATCACCTGACCAAGGCGGCCGATGATTGGATTTTGACACAGGCTACGGCAGGAACGGCCGTGGCTGGCACACTGGCCGGCGGGGTGGCGACCTTGAACGCCGGTGCCGTCACGGACGGCCAGGGACCGCAAATTCAGCTGGCCGGTATCGACTTCCAGCCCGCTGCGGGCAAGCATCTGTGGTTTGAAACCAGACTCAAGATATCGCATATCAGCGGCGACATTTTTGTCGGCCTGGCTGAACTCGACACCACCCTGGTGGCCACGTCGGCGTTGACGACGGCGAACGGGATTGGGTTCGAGTCCTTCACCGGCGACGGCGTGCTGATCGCCTCCAGCGAGCAGGCGACCGCCCGGGGGACGGTGGCGGCGGTCAAGACTCTCGTAGCTGCTACTTACGTGAAGCTCGGCTTCGTGG